TTATCATTTTTATAGTGATATTACCCAAGCTCAGAGTGACATTCGGACTAAACATGCGAACAAAATTCAAGGTAAAGCTAGAAAGGTTATCTTGAAACCTCAGAAAAGCGCTAAGTCACATCCTCAATTGAGTGAAAATCAAGCAGGTCAGATTAGTTCATTGTACAAGTCATCTTTGTATGCTTTGTATAATGTAAAATCTATCAAGCCGATGTGTTATGTGACCTTTCTAAAGGGGAGAATTGCAATGAGCAATTCTCACACCATTCGACATGTTCAAGATGCTATTTCTGAAAATGCAGAAGAGAGAAAACATTTCTATCTGAAGAAATGTGGTGCGGAGTCAATTAATATCTATGTTGACTTTACTCAATGCAATATTGTTCCTTGTATCGATGAGCATGATAAATTGATCAAAGATATTGCATTGATCCAGTTTCCATCAGATATTCTTCCAGCGCATAAGGATATAATGAACATGTTCACAAACGATCCAGTTGCAATGCACACAAATCATACTTTGTTAACAGTTGCTGACAATTCTATGGTTTTAATGCAAACTCCTGTTGTAGTCAGTGATTTGGATTACATGGATGATCGTGGTGTGGCTAATGTCATCAAGTATGATATTGTCACAAAGAATGGAATGTGCGGTCTACCTCTCTTCTATACTGATCGAGGTTCAACGGTTTCAAAGTTTGTTGGCATTCACATTGCTGGTGATAGCTCACGTTGTGGATATTCAGATTATGTTCCAAAGCAGTTGTTGGATACTATGCTTGCTGAATTTGAAGAAGAAATCATTCCACAAGCAAATTTTGAATTCGATGATGTGCCAAATAACATCGGTTCCAATATGATTGCTGTGCGCCAAGCGAAACAACCGCGCACCCCGATACAATCCAAGATCATCAAGAGTAGACTTAATGGTGTTCTCAAACAAACTAAGTACGCGCCCTCTTCTCTCTTACCAACCATTCATGAAGGTGTTAGGTACGATCCATGGATGATAGCTTCCAACAAGTATTCTCGTAGTCAGCCATTCATAGATTTGCCTGTCTTACATGACATCACAGAATGTGTAGCTACGCATTTGTTCGAGAAATCAGTGGCTGGTGCTCCATGGAGACCTAGGTTGTTTACTTTCAGGGAAGCTGTCGAAGGTATTGAAGGAGTAGCATTTTGCGAGTCTATTCCTAGAAAAACGTCTCCTGGTTATCCTTATTGTCTGGATGTAAAGCTAGGAGGGAAGAAAGATTTCTTTGGCACTGATGGTCCATTTACTTTTACTTCTGACAAGTGTAAACAGTTAGAAGTTTCAGTTAGAGAAATCATTGACAAAG